ATGGAGTATCTAGATTTGCTGCAGCACAACCATGCGTAAAACAATATCTGATGGGGCATGTTAGATCTCAGTTTAGACAGATCTCTTCAGGAGACTGGGCAACTGCTATGTTACTTCCAGTTGAACGATTTGTTGGTGCAAACAAACAAGAAATTTGGTCTGAATCGACCAAAATAATTAGAAAGGCATAGAATGGCATTAAATTTACCATTTGGCACTAAAGATACTAAACGAGAAAATAATCCAAAGGCTAAACCTATACAAAACTTTGTTGCTCAGGTTAAAACTGGTGGTATCGCTAGAACAAACAGATATGCAGTAAACATTACTAAAGTTCCTGGATGGAGTAATACTTCAACACAAAATATTTTATTGTTTTGTGATCAAGCGCAACTTCCAGGTGCTAATTATTCAACAGTTCAGAATAGAGTCTTCGGTGAATTCCGTGAAGTTCCATATGAGAAACTATATGATAGTTTATCTCTTTCTTTTTATGTTGATACAGAAATGAAAGTTAAAGAAATGTTTGATGACTGGATGAATGTTATTTCTAATCCAAACACCAGAACATATGGTTACTATAACGACTATACAACTCAAATTGATATTGAAGTTCAAGATATTAATGACAAAAAGAGATATCAATTAAAATTATCTGAATGTTATCCTAAAAATATAGGAACAATTCAGTTGGATTATGCTTCCAAAGATATCATGAAGTTAACAGTTCAAATGCAATATAAAAATTGGACTGCAACTCCAGTATCTGAACTTCCAAATGAACAAGTTATATCAACAAGTTTGATTGATAAATTTACAAGTAACTTTACTGGATTTCAAGAGAGTCTGAATAAGACTTTGGGTGGAGCAGGTAACTTTGTTACTGGTGCTGTGTTGAGTTATGGTGTGACTAGATTACCAAGTCTATTGAAATTTTAAGAAATAAATACAGTTAGGATTGTATAATGAAAATTGATGATAGTTTGTCTGAGGTGTTTGATATAGAACCAATGACAAAAAATGAAGTGATTACAAAACAAGGGGAAGTCATAATCCCATCGAATAATAAGATTGAAGATGACTTTGAAATATCTCGAAACAATCTTCGTATTTTATTACAGCAAGGACAGGAAGCACTACAGAAGTCACTTGATGTGGCTATGCAGTCTGAGCATCCAAGAGCATTTGAAGTTGTTGGAAATCTAATGAAACAGTTGGCTGATATAAACCAACAGTTATTGGATCTACATCAACAGAAGCAAAAACTAGATGCACCGAAAGAAGGGTCTAGAAAAGAAGTGACGAATAACAATGTTATCTTTACAGGTAGCACTGCTGAATTGAATAAGTTAATCAAGAATATGTCTAAAGGAGAATAATTATGGCTTTACCTATGATGAATGCGCCAATCTATACGTTGATTGTGCCCTCAAGTGGAGCGACAGTAAAATATCGTCCATTCCTCGTTAAAGAGGAGAAAGCACTTTTGATTGCTCAGCAATCCGAAGATGTAGTAACAATGATTGAAACCCTAAAGGGAATCGTTAAGACTTGCGTGCAAGATAAAATTGATGTTGAGAAATTAGCAACATTTGATCTAGAGTATATGTTTACTCAGATCCGTGGTAAGTCTGTTGGTGAAAATGTTGATTTAACATTCTCCTGTGATTTAGATCATGGTGAACAGAATGAAAAAGCCAAAGCAACTGTTCGTGTTGATTTATCCACAATAACAGTTGAAAAGGGTGAGGGACATACAAACAATATTGCGTTATTTAATGATGTTGGTGTAGTGATGAAATATCCTACAGTTGATGTTATTAAAAAGTTAGAAGGTTTTGATACTAATGACTTAGATACAGTCTTTGATATTATGGCTTTATCTATTGATTACATTTATGATGGTGAAGAACTATTTTATGCTAAAGAAAGCACTAAACAAGAATTATTAGCGTTTATTGAAAATTTAACTTCAGACCAGTTCTTAAAAATTCAACAATTCTTTGAGACAATGCCGAAAGTTAGAAAACACATTGAATATGATTGCCCTGTATGTAGCAGACATCATATTAAGGTATTGGAGGGACTCCAAAGTTTTTTTTAGTATTGCTCAGTCATGAATCGCTCGAGAACTATTATAAAATGAATTTTGCGATGATGCAGTACCACAAATACTCTTTGGCTGAGTTAGAAGAAATGATACCTTTCGAACGAGAAGTATATGTCTTCATGTTAATCCAATATCTTGAAGAAGAAAAGAAAAGAATCGAATCCAAAAAGAGGATGTAATAGATGGCAAAACGAAACAGTAAAAATCAGCCACCAGTAGTTAATGTTAGCACAACAACTAATGTTAATGCATGGGACAGTGCTGCCTTTTCAAAGTTACTTTCAGAACAGGCAAAGGCTAATGAAACTGCCATCAAACAATTAGAGTCTTCTATGGCTCAGGCTGGCGCAAACCAGCAACAGTTGGCTGAACAAATTGCTCAGTCGGCTATGATGAAAGATATTAAAGAAGCATTGATTGCTCAACTACAAGACAAACAGTTTAATGAAGCAAAATTAGAAGCCATTAAACTGAAAGATCAAGAAAAGTTAAAGATCAAAGAAGCCAACGATGCTCTAAAAGAGAATCTACAACTTCGTAAGGAAGAAGTCAAAGCAATCGCCAATATCGCAAAAGGTATGCAGACTTTTGAAACGATGGGTGATAAATTTAGAGATATGGGTAAGAAACTAAAGGATAACTTTGGTTCAATGTCTGCTCTTAAAGTTACTGCTCTTAAGGCATTTAATGTTGGTGGTATCTTCAATAAGTCTATCGCTAAAGAGAAGTTCATCCAAACTCAACGTAAACTTGGTTCTGAAGACGATCGCAAAACTCTTGGAACTAAATTTGAATCTGCAAATAAAACAGCAAAAGAAATTAAACGAAATGAGTCAGAGTTATCTCAGTTTAAGAAAGATACTGGGATGTCTGAAGCCGATCTTTCAAAGACCAAAGAAGGTAAACGACTTCTAAGTAAACGTGACGACTTATCCAATGAATATGCCAAGAGTGATCTTAAAGCAGGATTGGTTAAACGAGATTCTTCTAGTTTAACAGATTCAGTAGTTAAGAAAGAATCTCCTACTCAACAATTTGCTGATTCAGGTGCAAATGAAGAGCGAGAACTAGAACAAGCCAAACACGAAGAAAAGATGGACGATCTTTTGATTAAGATTGAACAGAATACTCGTGGCGATTCTCCTGCGCAAAAGGCAAAACCTGCTGAAGAAAGTGGTGGTGATTCTGGTGGAGGTGGTAAGTTTGGTAAGGCACTTGAAGGAATGAAGAAATTCGGTATTGGTTTAATTGCCATTGCTGGTGCTCTTTGGGTTGCTTCTAAAGCATTCGAAAACTTTGGTAATATTGAATGGGAATCTATCGGTAAGGGTATGGTTGCTCTTGGTGGATTAGTCATTGCTGCACTGGCTTTAGATAAAGTTAAGGGTAACATTATTGCTGGTGCTGCAGCACTGGGTATTCTTGCTTTGGCAACATGGGGTATCGGTGCTGCGCTTGGAACATTCGCTGAATTAGACTGGGAAACAATCGCTAAAGGTATGGCTGCAGTTGCTGGTCTTGGAGTTATCGGTGCTATTGCTGGTACTGCTGCACCATTAATCTTTACTGGTGCTCTTGCTTTAGGTGCAATGGGTGCTGCACTTTGGGTTATTGGTGAAGCAATGCAGGCAGTTGGTAAAGGTTTTGCCGAGATGACTGCTGGAATAGAGACACTTGGCAAACTAGATGGTAACAATCTTCTTATGGTTGGTGCTGGTCTTGCAGCTATTGGTGCAGGCATGGCAGTGTTCGGTGCTGGAACAGCTGCAGCTGGTATCGGTAATCTAGTTGGTGGATTCTTAAATCTAGTCACTCCTGGAAAATCTCCAGTTGAACAGATTATGATGATGGGTGAACGTGGACAAGACATCAAAGCAGCTGGCGATGGTGTGATGGCTCTTGCTACTGGTCTTGGTAAATTCTCCACAATTGATACTAAGACAATTAAAGCAATCTCTGAACTTCCAATTGACAAAATTGCAGCTATGGGTGCAGCAATGAGACCAGCAAATGCAGTTGATGGTGGTTCGAGAGCAAACGCTGATGCTAATGCTGCAGCAAGTGGCGGTGGTGGTAATAAGACTAACATTGTCAATGCTCCAGTCAGTAACACAAGTAGAACTACCAATGTTATTAAACCAAGCACTCGAAATAATGAATCAAGTAATATGATGTATGGTAGACGAATAGCATACAATAA